CGCATCAGACGCTCAAGCGTCACCCTGTCTGCCCGTAGCTCAACCGGATAGAGCAGCTGCCTTCTAAGCAGCAGGTCGGGGGTTCGAGTCCCTCCGGGCAGGCCATTTGAACAAATCATGACCAGTCATAAACAGTCAAAAACCCCATAAGAATCAACGGGTTAGCATTAATTGTTCAGTCATAAGCTACCATAAGCAATCTTTACAAGTCGCCAAGAGCGGGGGAACAATAGGGGGAACAAGGCGAGGTTTTCGCTTTTCTCCTGGAGTTGTTCCCCCATGCTGACCGATATTGCTTGTAAATCAACGACTTGCCCCGCCGACAAGCCCCGCGCCCGGTTTGCCGACACCGGCGGGCTATACCTTGAAGTCACGCCCAACGGCGCAAAGCGCTGGTTTTGGAAGTACCGCTTCGACGGCAAGGAAAAACGGATCGCCTTTGGCAGTTACCCCGCCGTCAAACTGAAAGAGGCCAGGGTGGCCCGCGACGACGCCCGCAAGCTCCAACAGCAAGGCATCGACCCCGCCCAAAAGCGCCAGCTAGACCGGCTGGAAAACAAGCGTCTAGCCGATGTGACATTCGAGGCAGTGGCCCGAGAGTGTCACGCCACCAAGGCCAGCGGCTGGAGCAAGCAGTACGGGGAGCGCTGGATAGAGCGCATGGAGAAAGACCTGTTCCCATGGATAGGCGCCCTCCCCCTTGCCAGTATCACGGCACCCATGCTGCTGCAAACCTTGAAGCGTATCGAGGCCAGGGGAGCCAAGGAAACCGCCCACACGCTGCGCCAGACCGCTGGGCAGGTGTTCCGCTACGGCATCGCAACGGGCCGCTGTGAGCGCAACCCGGCCCCCGACCTTCACGGCGCACTCATGCCGGTGAATGTCAAACACATGGCGGCGGTGTTGGATGCTGAGAGCGCCGGAAAGTTGATGCGCTCCATTTTCGACTATGAAGGCCAGCCATCTACCCGCGCCGCCATGGAGCTATCGGCCCTGCTTTTCCAACGTCCGGGCAACATCCGGCATATGGAGTGGGCAGAAATCGACCTTGATGCGGCGCTGTGGACTATTCCCGCAGACAAGATGAAGCGCACGATCTACGGCAAGACCAACGGCAGGCCGCACTTTGTGCCCCTTGCCCCCCGCGCCATCCAAGTGCTGAAAGAGTTGAAGCCTCTGACCGGGCACGGCCGCTACGTGTTCCCCTCCCTGCTGACGGGCGAACGGGCCATGAGCGAAAACACCATCCGGACGGCACTTCGCCGCATGGGCTACACCAACGACGAAATGACCCCGCACGGCTTTCGTGCCATGGCCAGAACCATCATGGTGGAGCGGCTGAACATGCACCCGGACGTGATCGAGGCGCAATTGGCACACGGCAAGTCCGGGCCGCTGGGTGCTGCCTACGACCGCGCTCAATTCATGGAGCAGCGCCGCAAGATGATGAACGAATGGGCGGACTACCTGGACAAGCTGCGCACGGGTGCGGACGTGATCCAGTTCAAGGCGGCATAAAACACTTTTCGCCAGCCCTAGGCTGATCCCCGAAAACCCGTTTCCCTGCGGGCTGGGCTGGCACCTTTTCAGGGAGCGTGAGGGAACGCTGTGCAGATATTGTTTTACGACGTCGTGAAGAGCTTTCTAGAGTCCTCGGAGGATAAAGGGCGGCAGATCATCAATACTTCTGGTAAAGGCATTCTTAGTCATTCCATTTGGTGCGCTGGCAAGAATGCAATCGATGTTTTGCTTCCGAATATGAAGAACGAGAAAGGTGAATCGGCAGGAACACTTGCTGACTTAAATGATTTACTGCCCACTGTAGCCGAACAAGCCAATGCTTTTTTGGATGAGGCCTTCTTTCCGGACATGATGGAAATGATATCGAGTGGCAGAGTAATAGCAGATGAATCGCCAGAAAAAGTCAGAGAGTACTGGGAGGCTTATCAACTTCCTTCTAAAGCGCTTATGTTTTTGCAGTTTATTAATGCAACTCCTCAAGCGCTTTTCAACGAACATAGCGGCCCTCTTATCCGCCAGATCGCGGCGATTAGCACGATATATCGAATTGATGACTGCGCATTGGCAGTGCTGGACGAAGGTGCTGGGATGGACGAGGCTGCACTGGACATAGAGCGGCTGAGAAATTTTGTTTCACCCTCGTCATCACTGCAATATGCCCTTGAAGCTGGAAAAAAGGCGGCATTCAAAGAAAGGGCTACGGAGCTCGCATCACGTCGCCATCAGCCGACGAATAAAGCCCGAGCATGGGTTATCGCCGAGTGGAGCATTCATAAATCAGCATACATAGGAAATAAATCGGCTTTTGCGCGAGACTATGTTGGACGGTTGCGGCATGAACTCGGTGTGTCAGTAACGGAAAAGCAACTTCGCGAGGTGTGGCTAAAAGATACCCCGCCTGCCAGCAAACCGGACGGCCTGCCAGCAAACGGGTAATGACTAAAGGCGCATAGAAAAACACCATTGCACCCATGTTCATTCATGAGGTGCACCATGCCCACAGAAACCGTTAATCGCCGTCATAACCGCCCCCCAGCACAGTCTCTGCACGCGCTGCAAATTGCTGAAGCCCTGCTGAAAATCCAGACGGTAATAGCCGTCACGGGCCGCTCAGAATCGACCATTCGCCGCAGAGTGGCCGAAGGCAAGTTCCCCCAACCTGTAAAAGATGGCGCACGCTGCACCCGCTGGGTTGCGGGCGATGTTGCCAATTGGTTGCGTGCTCAGGCCAGCACCAAGGAGGTGCTGTAAATGAGCGCCACCACACGCCGGGGCCGTGGCAAGTCCAAAGCCAGCTTGCAACTGATCGACGCCGCCATACGCATCCTGGAGGAAATACAGCCTGCCAGCGTGCGCGCCGTCTGTTACCGGCTTTTCGTGGAGAAGCTGATCCCCAACATGAGCAAGGGCAGCACCGACAAGGTGAGCAAACAGCTCGTATATGCCCGCGAAAATGGCCTGCTGCCATGGGCCTGGGTAGTAGATGAGACACGCGAAGCCGAGCGAATCAGCACCTGGGACAACCCCGAAGAAATCATTGCTGCCGCCGTCAATGGCTACCGTAAAGACTACTGGACAATGCAGCCCAATTGGGTGGAAGTCTGGAGCGAGAAGGGCACGATCCGGGGCACGCTGGCACCCGTCCTGCGCAAGTACGGTGTGACGTTCCGCGTCATGCACGGCTATGGATCGGCCACCGCACTACACGGCATCGCCACCGAAACCGCAGGCAACGACAAGGCGCTGACGGTGCTCTATGTTGGAGACTGGGACCCAAGCGGGATGCAGATGTCTGAAATCGACATTCCCGACCGCCTGCAACGGTATGGCGGGGCCGCATCCATCAAGCGCGTGGCCCTGGATCGGCGTGACGTGCAACCCGGCACAGACCTGCCGTTTTTCGAGGCCACGGACAAAAGCAAAGACCCGCGCTATCAATGGTTCCGTGAGAACTACGGGGCCAAGTGCTGGGAGCTGGATGCTCTGTCCCCTGTAGTGCTGCGCGAGCGCGTGGAAGCGCAGATTCTGGCCCTCCTTGACTTGGACGCATGGCAGCACGCCATTGCTATCGAGAAGGCAGAAACTGATTCCATGAAAAGCATCATGGGAGCGTGGAAGAGTATTTCAGGGCCTGCCTCTAAATACTCTGCACCGGGGGGATCTGTCTAATGTCGGGGGCCATGTTGTGCCCCGACTTCAGCGCCATGCCTGCCGAGCTGTGCAGCGTGCCGCGCTGGGTAGTCTGGAAGGGGCCAAAGGTGCCCTACAACGCCGCCGCCACCAACAGCACGGCCAGCGTGACCGACCCCAGCACCTGGGCCACGTTCGACCAAGCCCAAACGGCCTATGAGGAAGGCGGTTATTCCGGCGTGGGGTTCGTGCTGAATGGTGACGGCATCGTAGGTGTGGACCTCGACAAGTGCGTGACTGCTGGCGAACCTGCGCCCGCCGCCCTGGGCCTGCTGGATCGCGTGGGGTGCAAGTACATCGAACTGAGCCCGAGCGGCACCGGCCTGCGCGGGTTCGGCTACGGCGACAACATCACCGGCAGGCGTGGCCAGCTAGATGGCGTCAATGTAGAGCTCTACGCCAGCAAGCGTTACTTGACCGTTACCGGGAGGCCCATCAAGGCGGGGCCGCTCGTACCGCTGGGGGGCTTTTCTGAGGTGGCCCATGCCATCCGTGAAGCTACCCCACAGAGGAGCACAGAAGATGACATAAGCAATCCTCTGTGCTCCTCTGTCCTCTTCTGTGGGGTGCCTGCCAGCACCTTGCCAAAACAGGAGGGGCAGCGCAATAAACGACTGTTCGATCTAGCCCGCTGGGTGAAGGGCACCCGCCCGGACGCGACACGCGAAGAGCTGCGCGCCATCGTGCAAGAGTGGCACCGGCTGGCAGAACCCGTGATCGGCACAAAGGACTTTTCGACCTCGTGGGCCGAGTTCCTGAGTGCATGGGACAAGGTGAAAACCCCCCACGGCCAGGAAATGGAGCGCATCCTAAGCGGCATAGACCATGCGGCACCACTGCCGAGCGGGATTGTGGCGCTGGGGTACGGCGTGCGGGCGATGCACCTCGTGCGTGTCTGCCAAGCCTTGCAATCGCACCATGGAACTGATCCGTTTTTCATCAGTTCCCGCGTGGCAGGCGGGGTGCTGGGCATATGTCACGAAGAGGCGGCCTTGATGCTGCGCGCCATGGTGGCAGACGGTGTGCTGACGCTGGTGTCCAAGGGCGTGGGCAAGGTGGCAAGCCGCTACCGCTTCACATGGAGTATTTGAGGGCAGGCCTCGAAATAGTCCCCAAGCCCGCCCCGAGCGGGTTTTTTCTTGACACCACCATAGATTCCTGCTATATATCACGCAGTATCAATAGTCTGTGACTATTGCAACCCGCCCGGCGATTTGCATGGGCAATTCCTCAAGAAAGAAGCACATGCAACTGCATCAAATCCGCGAAGCCCGCGCCGCCAAAGTGAACGAGGCCCGTAGCCTGCTGGCATCCATGCCCACCCTGACGCCCGAAGCTCAAACCAAGTTCGACGCCATCAAGGCCGAAATCGTCAACCTGGAAGGCCAGGAGGCCCGCGCCGCTTTTGTAGAGGACATGGAGCGCAAGTCGCTGGGTGCACCAGTGCACAAGTCCGAAGCCGCCCTGGAAGGCCGCGTTAACGTGTTGGATGCCATCGCCGCTCAGATTGAAAACCGCAGCGTTACCGGCGCTTTGGCAGAGTTTCAAGCCGAAGCCAAGCGCAACGGCATTACCGCCCGCAATGGCGGCATCCTGGTGCCCACTTCGATCTTTGAAAAGCGCGCCACCATGACCACCACTGGTGCTGCTGCTGTGGTGCCTGATGACTACCGCGCAGATCAATTTATTGGCCTGCTGCGAAACAGTCTGATCGTGCGCAGCCTGGGTGCCCGCGTGCTGACCGGCTTGAAGGGTGACACCGTGTTGCCCAAGGCTACCGGCGCAGCTACCGCCTACTGGGTCGCCGAGGGTGACGCCCTGACCGAGAGCAACACCACGTACAGCTCCATCAAGCTGGAACCCAAGACCGTGGGCGCACTGACGGCGTTTTCTCGCCAGCTTGCATTGCAGTCCAACCCCTCGATTGAAAGCCTCCTCCGGGACGACATCAGCGCCGTGGTGGGACTGGCAGTTGACAAAGCCTTGCTGCATGGCACCGCCGCCGCAAAGCAGCCGGTGGGCATCCTGAACGTGGTCGGCATTCAAACTGGATCGCTGGCCACCCTGAGCTGGGCCGCCATCGTGGCATTGCTGGAAAAACTGGGCCTGGAGAACATCAACCCCAACGCCGTGGTAACCCATGCCAAGGCTGCAACGAAGCTGCAAACCACCATCAAGGACTCCGTGGCCGGTGGGGAATACCTGATGCAGGGCGGGCGCGTGGCTGGCTTGAATGCCTACGTTACCAACCAACTGGAAGCCAAGACCGGCACCCCGGATAAGGGCCGTGTGCTGGTGGGCGACTTCTCGCAAATGGTTATCGGTGAGTGGGGCGCTACCGAAGTGCTGGCCAACCCATATGCCGCTGGCTACTACGAAAAGGGCGATGTGCAGCTGCGCATCATGCACACCATGGATGCCGTGGTACGCCATCCAAAGGCGTTCGTGGTGGCTGACGACATGACCATCTAAGAGGGTTGCGACATGTTGGAACTACGCGGACACGGCACGCTACAAGCGACCGGCAACAAGACATTGCACGGCATCGCCGCCGTGTTCAATTCCGAGGCCAACCTGGGCACATTCTCCGAAGTGATCCGCCCGGGTGCTTTCGCCAAATCGCTGGCGACGGGTTCCAACATTCGCGCCCTCTATCACCACGATGGCAGTGCATTGCTGGGCACCACCCGAGGCGGCACGCTGCAACTTCGGGAAACGCCGCAGGGCCTTGCTTTCGAGCTGGCCTTGCCTGACACCACCCATGGGCGTGATCTGGCCATCCTGGTGGATCGTGGCGACGTGGCCGGGTGCTCTTTTGGGTTCCGCGTGCCGGACGGTGGCGACCGCTGGGAGGAGCGCGGTTCGACCATGGTGCGCGAGCTGCTGACGGTTGACCTGGTGGAAATCACTCTCACGTCAGACCCGGCGTATCAGGACACCACGGTAGCCCTGCGCAACAAGCCATTCGACATGGCGAACTTCATTCACTGCAACTCGCTTTGGCTGCAAACCGTATGAGCATCATTCACCGCATCAAGTCGCTGGTGGGCCTGGAGCAACGCGCTACGCTGGGTGTGAACGGCTGGCCTGTGCCGCTGTCTGCCAGTGCAGTGACGCCTGACAGCGCCCAAGGTGTCGCCGCCTGTTATGCCGCCGTGGCCTTGATTGCCGAGGCCATTGGATCGCTGCCGCTGCGCCTGTACCGCAAGGACGGCGACGACCGCGCCGCAGCCACCGAGCATCCATTGCACACGGTATTGCACCGTGCCCCGAACGCCAGCCAATCGGCCACTGAGTTCTGGGAATGGATGGTTTCATCCATGCTGCTGACCGGCAACGCCTACGCGAAAGTCACACGCGGCTTTGATGGCCAGGTGCGCAGCCTCGACGCCATGGTGACAAGCAATGTCACGATCATGCGCAAGGGCGAAACCATCGGCGGCTATGAGTACACCGACAGGGACGGCAAGCGGGAGCGCCTGCTACCGTCTGAGGTGTTCCACCTTCGCCACCGTGCTGGATCTGATCCGCTGGTGGGTGTGTCGCCTATCACCGCCGCCCGCGCCGTCATCCAACTGGCACAAGCTGAGGCGCAGCATGGGCAATCGACGTTTGACAACGGCACCCGAGCAAGCGGCATCATTTCCATGCCCGGACGATTGAAGACCGAGCAGCGCCAGGCCATCGCGCAAAGCTGGCAGAGCCAATACGCCGGTGGGGCCAATGCTGGCAAGGTGCCGATCATGGAGGAGGGCTCGACCTTCACGCCCATCAGCCTGTCACTGGCAGATAGCGAATGGGTGGCATCGCGCCGGTTTAGCGTGGAAGAAGTGGCCCGCATCTTCAAGGTGCCGCCCGTCCTGATTGGTGACTTGTCGCACTCGACGTACAGCAACAGCGTGGCCATGGACATGTTCTTTGCCAAGCACACATTGGGCCGCCACCTGAGTGCGATTGAAGGCGCGATTAACCGTCAATTGCTGACGCCCACCGCCGCCCGCACCATGTACGCAGAGTTCAGCCTGGAGGGCCTGCTACGGGGTGCCAGCACTGAGCGAAGCGCCTTCTACAGCGCAGGCGTGAGTGACGGCTGGTTGAAACGCTCCGAAGTTCGCCGCCTGGAGAACCTGCCCGTTATCAGCGGCATCGACGACGCGCCTACGGGTACTGCCACCCCTGCCGCACTGCCTTACCCGAGCAAGCAATGAAGCCCTTGACGCTGGCAGACATTCGGACGAAGCGCTACACCACGGCGAAGAACGGGCGACTGCTGCCGCTCAACTCCGAAGCGTGGTATCGACTGCGCCGCACGGTACTGGCTGAGGTGCCGCTGTGCCAATACTGCCCGCCCGGTGTCATCACGCCCGCCACCGAGGTGGACCACGCGAACAACGACCCAGCGGACAACAGCCGGGAGAACCTGGTCAGCACATGCAAGCCATGCCACAGCATCAAGACCATGGCAGACCTCTACGGCAGACCAGCGCGCCAAGGATGCGATGAAAGCGGCAACCCTATCAACCCCTCACACCATTGGAACGAGGCCGCTGTGCGCCCGTCTGGTGGCCTTGCTGGTGCCTCGCCAAACCAAAAATCACCAGCCATCGATGGCCCTGAACCGACCTGTCCCCTTCGCTTTAACGCTGACTGCCTAAAAAAGAGGCACATATGAAACTGACACCCAAGCGAAAGCGCTCCGACAGCGCCTCAGCCGCCATCGCCGCCACCCAAGCCGCAGCCCTGCCGCCCTTGTCGCCGCCTGCCCATGTGCTGGTGCCAGACGGTGCGCGCCCGTTTTGGGATGCCATCGTGCAGGCCAGGCCGAGAGATACCTGGAACCCGGTTGACATGGCGAGTGCAGCCAACCTTGCCCGCGTGCAGTTCGCCATTGAATCAGCTCCGATTGGCTCCGACGACCATGCGAAGCTGACGCGCCTTGCCCTTGCCCTGACACGCGCCATTGCTGTCAACACGGTGGCCACGGTGGGACGTTCGGCAGACATTGCCAAGGGTGCCGAGCTGGAACGCGCCGCCCGCCAGGACGATGGCGATGATCTGATTCCGAGGCTCAGGGCGGTATGACCCGCGCCGCCCGCGTTATTGAGTTCATCACCCGTTTCATCGTCACGCCAGACGGTGCGCAGGTGGGGCAACCCATGGTGCTGGCAGAGTTTCAAAAGCAGTTCATCCGAGACATTTACGACAACCCCCACGGCACGCGCCGCGCCCTGTTATCGGTGAGCCGCAAAAATGGCAAGAGCGGTTTGATTGCTGGCCTGCTACTGGCGCACCTGGTGGGGCCTGAGGCGAAGCAAAACAGCCAGATTGTTTCTGGTGCAATGAGCCGCGACCAAGCTGCCCTTGTCTTCAATCTCGCATCGAAAATGTGTCAGCTTTCCCCCAAGCTCTCCAGCATCGTGCGGATCATCCCGAGCGGCAAGCGCCTGCTAGGACTGCCGCTAAACACCGAATACAAGGCCCTTGCTGCTGACGGCAAGACCGCCCACGGCCTAAGCCCTGTGCTGGCCATCCTTGACGAAATCGGCCAGGTGCGTGGCCCGCAAAGCGACTTCATCGACGCTATCACCACGTCACAAGGCGCACATGCCGCGCCGCTGCTGATCGCCATAAGTACCGCCGCAGCCAACGATGCGGATCTTCTGAGCCAGTGGATTGACGACGCCCGCGCCAGCCAGGACAAGCGCATCGTCTGCCATGTGTACGAAGCGCCCGCGGGGTGTGATCTGCTGGATGAGAGCGCATGGAAGGCCGCTAACCCAGCTCTAGGATTGTTCCGCAGCCTCGATGATCTGCGTGAGCAACTGACGCAGGCGCAGCGAATGCCCAGCATGGAAAACAGCGCCCGCAATCTGCTGCTGAATCAGCGGGTTTCGACTGTCTCGCCATTCATCAGCCCGGACGTGTGGAAGGCGTGCGCAGGCCCTGTGCTGCCCTTTGATGGCCCCGTCTGGTGTGGCCTTGACCTATCGGCCCGCGTGGACTTAACCGCCCTGGTGATCGTCGGCCAGGTGGATGACGTGTGGCAGGTGCAAAGCCATTTTTGGACACCAGAACAGGGACTTGCTGATCGTGCCCGCCGTGACCGCGCCCCGTATGACGTGTGGCACCGCCAGGGCTTTCTTCGGACAACGCCGGGTTCCAGCGTGGATTACAGCTACGTCGCCACCGACATGGCCGAAATCCTTGCCGATCTCGACGTGAGGGCGATTGCCTTTGACCGCTGGCGAATCGACGTGCTCAAGAAAGAGCTGGATCGCATGGGCCTTGACCTGCCGCTAGAACCCTTCGGACAAGGTTTCAAGGACGTTTCGCCAGCCCTCGACACGCTGGAGGCCGAGCTACTGAACGGACGCATTGCCCACGGTGGCCACCCAGTGTTGACCATGTGCGCAGCCAATGCGGTGATCGTGAAAGACCCAGCCGGAAACCGCAAGCTCGAAAAGAGCAAGAGCACCGGACGGATTGACGGCCTTCAGGCATTGACCATGGCCATGGGCGTGGCCAGCAAAGCCGCCGAAGCGCAGGGCGTGGGGTTTGATTCCTTCACGTTCGTTTGATTCACCCCAGCCTGGGGGGCCGCAAGGTAAGCCAGGACGCGGATTAGTCGGGCAGTGCCGCGTTTCAGGAAAACCCCGACAGCCAGCAAGTGGACTTTCACGGACGGCGCGCAGAAGTGAGTGATTCACCAATGCGTGCCTGGGCCCTGATTGCCTTTCGCCACGGTGCTGGCAACCCTTTTCAACCATTTGAAAGATTCAAATGCTGACCTTGCAAGAAACGAAACTTCACCTGCGCGTTGACCACGACGACGAGGATGCGCTGATCCAATCCTTGATGGACACCGCCGCCGCAGCCTGTGCGGACTACTTGAACATGCCCGCCGCTGATCTAGTGGTGGCAGTGCCCGCGCCTGTGAAGTCTGCCGCGCTGCTGCTGGTGGGCAGTCTGTACGAACAGCGGGAAAGCCAGGGCGAGCGCCCCTACAACAAGAACCCGGCCTTCGAGATGCTGCTGGCACCGTATCGGGTGCACGCATGATGGGCCGCAAGGAGCCAACCATCAGCGAGAAGGTAGCGCTTGCGGAGGCGATAGCGGAGAGGTTGCAAGGTCGAAACAAGCGGCCCGAAAAGTCTGGAAATATTTCCACACTTACTGAGCAAGGTGCTACCCGCGACATTGCCGCCGCCAAAGCAGGCTTAGGCAGTGGCAAGACTCTGGAGGCAGCAACATGAAGGCGGGCGACCTTGACCAGCGCGTGACGGTGGAGCGCCAGCAAGGCGGGTTTGATGAGCTGGGCCAGCCTATCAACGACTGGTTGCCCATCGTCACCACCTGGGCCGCTGTGGAGCCGCTGGTGGGCCGGGAATACCTTGCCGCCGCCGCCCTGGTGGCCGAAATCACCGCCCGCGTGCGAATGCGGTTTAGGCCCGGCATCACCAGCCGGGACAGGATCATCCATGACGGCACGGTGTACGGCATCACCAGCGTGGCAGACGTGCATTCGAGCCGCCGTGAGCTGCACCTGATGTGCAAGGCGGTGGGGTGAGGCATCGCCGGTGCGAGTCCCCTTTGCTTAAAAAATAGGCAGAAAAAGGCGGGGGAACAGGCGGGGGAAAACTACGTAAACCAAACTGGCAAAAGCTAGTATTCATGCGGGTTTCATAGGATTGTTCAATCTCCTCCGGGCCATTGAACAAAGGGTTTGGTGCTATTTTTCAGATAGCAAACCACCGTCGGGGTGACACCGGGGCAACACATCTCACCAAGCTTGTTACCCGACAAAGAGGCCCTCAGAGACTTGGCGGGCCTTTTTGCTTCTGAGCCGCGCAAACACGGACCCGGAATGTACCAGTCCACCAGCCGCCCACTACAGCGGCTGCACCTGCGATGGATCGGCTTGCTCCAGCCATTGGGCCCATTCATCGGCCAGGCGTTGACTGGCCGCGGTGGCGCGGCTCCAGGCGTTCACGCGGCCACTCAGGTCGTTGCCGTAGGCGGTGAAATCGGTGCGGTCGGGCAGTTTTCCGTTGGGCAGCGCGGCCACCCAGGCGGGGTTGGGCG